ATGAAAGATTATTCCACTTCTATAGAAATAAACATTTTTAATAATAAAGGTGCTGATATAACAAATAATGAAACTTTTATAAAGAATGCATACAGAGAAGCAAACCCAGTTTGCAAAGTAATGTTAAATGAAGCATATCCAATTGCTTTAAATTATAACAGTTTAAATTGGGATAATAACAATTCTTTATTCAAAGTAACAACAACATTTACATTTAAAAATTGGTATACAGATTCACCATTAGCAACACAATTTGTAACTTAAATAAAGGCTTTTAAATTATGCTACCTAAAATTTCTTATCCAATCCATGAATTGACAATACCTTCAACAAAAGAAAAATTCATGTTTAGACCTTTTCTTGTAAAAGAGGAAAAGCTTCTTCTCATGGCAAAAACATCTGATGATCCATCAGAAATACTTAGAGCAATAAAACAAGTTGTTAACAATTGTTGTCTTGATGAAAAGTTTGATGTAGATGACATAGCAATATTTGACATTGAGTATATCTTTATCCGAATCAGAGCATTTTCTATAAATAATATAGCTTCAGTATCCTATCGAGACAATGAAGATAATGAAATCTATACATTTGATATTGATTTAAATTCTATTGAAGTTCAATTCCCAGAAGGAGTTGATGCTATTATTAAAATAAATGATGCATCTGGTATAGTAATGAAATACCCAAGAGCGCAGATATTTGATGATCAAGAATATTTCAATAGTGGGGAGAATGCATTCTATGAATTGGTTATTAGATCCATGCATCAAGTTTATCAAGATGAAGATGTTTATGATTTGAAAACTTTTTCTAGAAAAGAAATAGAAGAATTTTTGGATAATCTAGATATTGCTACATATCAAAAAATAGTTAAATTTATGGAATCAACTCCAAAATTATACTATAAAATAGAATATAAAAATAAAAACGGCACGGAAAGAAAAATAGAACTAAGGAGTCTTGCAGATTTTTTTACGTTGGGCTGAGTCATAACTCCTTAGAAAATTATTATACTACTGTATTTTCTTTGGCTCAGCATCACAAATATTCACTTGCAGAAATTGAAAATCTTATACCTTTTGAGCGTGATCTTTATATAGAAATGCTTCTGCAACATCTTAGAGAACTTGAAGAGCAAAGGAATAGGAATAATGCGTAAACAAAATCATGAAAGTTGGCTAAAGTCATATTGGAGACCTCTCATGGGTTATCTCTACATGATTATATGTTTTGTCGACTTTGTTTTATTCCCTGCAGTTACCATGATTATGCCTGTATTTTATAAATTAATTGCAGGACTATCTATAGACTATAGTGCATGGGAAAGTTTGACATTGCAAAACGGTGGGATGGTTCATTTAGCTTTTGGTGCAATTTTAGGTATTGCAGCATGGACTAGAGGTCAGGAAAAGATTTCAAAAATAGATGCCGATAAGTAAAACACAGCAATACTTTAAAGCAACAGGCGCTAATCTTTCCAGAGCAGCGCCTGTGATAGCTAGTATACAAAATAAAGATGATAATGAACAGCAAAATGTAACTAGAGAATATAAAAGTCAAACAACAAGACTTGATTTAGGTGTTGAAAATGTTACAAATTCATTATTAAACAACAATAATGTTCTTGGTCAAGCTGAGCAGGAACTTATTAAAGTAAATGAAACACTAGGAAAAATACTAAATGTTTCTGAATCTAAAGATAATGGCATGCCAAATCTTTCTGATTTTACACCAGAAAAGCCTAGAAGAAGACCAAGAACAAGGGCTCAAGCTAGAGCAAGACCTTCAAATCTACAAAGATTAAAACAACGTGTAAGTGGAACACTTGGAAAAGTTTTAGAAAAAGGTAAAGATGTAGCTAAATCCATTGGGCGCTCTGCTGCAAGTCTAGTAAGTCCAAAGCAAATGCTGAAAGGTGCTGCAACAACAGCTGCTGCAGGCACTTTTCTGGAAAAACTTACCGGTAAACAAGATTCTATGAGTGCTCTTGGTATAGGTCTATCAACTACTGCAACTGGTGTTTTGGGTGTAGTTGCTGGTGCTAAATCAGCATTTGAACTAAGTGAGAAATATGGCCCTGGACCCAGTGTTCGTAGATTAGGCCCTCAAGATATATCCAATGATACACAATTAGAACTTTTAAAAGACATTGGGGATATCAAGGCTGGTACTTTGATGCCAGCACGTAAATTAATTGTTGATGAACTTGAATATCCTGAAAATCAATTCTTTGAAGTAGTAAAACAACTTCATGATGGTGGATATATTAAAGTAGCTTCACAACAAACATCACCACAACAGAATCCAATGGTGCGCTCAGTTTCATTTGCACAAAGAATGGAAAGCAAACCAAGCACTAGTACCGGTGAATATGATTATAATTCACTTGTATTTGATGCTGGTACAATAGCTATTATGACTGATAATTTTGTCGGACCTGCAGAATTATCAGGTCAAAATAATGCACCAAATGTACGATCAGTTTCTTCAACTGGTGCACAAAGAACATCAGCAGGTGCATCATCCGCACCACCTAGTTCATCGGGTGCTGCAAGTAGTTCCACAGCAATTAGTGATATGACACCTGGAACACAAGTTGAAACTTATGATTTTGGTGCCGCTGCAGCTCAACAAACATCATCAGAACCAATAGCAGGAGCAAGAACACCAGGTGCTGCTGGCTCAGGTTCTGCTGAAGAAGTAATGAGCTTCTTTGTTGAAAAAGGATATACAAGAGAACAAGCAGCAGGTATTGCAGCAAACATAAAATATGAAAGTGATTTTAAAACTGATGCTGTTGGTGATAGTGGCAAAGCTTATGGATTAGCACAGTGGCATCCAGACAGACAAGCCAATTTTACTAAATTTTTTGGTAAAGATATAAAACAATCTACATTTAAAGAACAATTAGAATTTATAAATTGGGAACTATCTGGACCGGAATCTAGAGCACGAAAAGCCCTTATGGGTGCCAAAACACCAGACGAAGCAGCAATGCTATTTGATAAGTTTTATGAAAGATCATCTGGTACTACAACAGCACGTAGAATGCAATTAGCTTTAAGTTATGCTCAATCAGCAGGACCACAAATGCAACAAGAGCAAAGAACTGGCGGGCAAGCTCTAAATGAACAATCATTGGCTGCTAGACCAGCTAGAACACCAATGAATATTACGGTTCCACAACCTGCGGCACAAGGTGGTAGACAATATCAAGCCATGGCATCTCAGGATGATAGATCAGCTGAGGTTCCTCTATCACAACTTATATCTTCTCTAGCTTAGGTGCACAATGAATCAGTTAAACATTAGATCCATGGCTTCAAATGAAGCATCATCCTCATTTGGTTCACCTTTGCTTTTACGTGGTCAGAGAAAAACTGAGGAACAAGCAGAAGCAGTCAATCCATTAGCATCAAAACCCATTGAAAAATATACTAAATCTTTAACTTCAATGAGTGATATTTTACAATTAAGTAATTCATTTATGCTTGATAATCTGGAACAAAATGTAAAATCAAATGAATTACTTGGTAAAATTTTACATAATATGTCCAATTCGGATTCAAAATCCATGGATATACCAGGGATGCCAGCCAAATTAAAACAAGTTGCTTCAAAGGTACCAGGCAAATATAAAATTGGATTTATTGGTGCTGCAATGGCTCTTGGTGCTATGGGCATGTTCTCTATGGCATCAACGTCGACAAGTGATAGTGAACAACCCGTGGATGTTACCCCAGAGGAAGCAAATCAAGCACAACAACTAGAAGACGTTGAACCAGAAGATATTCAACCAGTAAATAATGAATTAGAAAACACACAAGATTCAGAATCAGAGCAAGGTGCACAATCTGTTGGTGGTTTAGCTAAACCTGTAAGTTCCGGAGCGCCAGCGGTTGGTGGTTTAGCTAAACCTATAAGTTCTAGAACTCAAAGTGGATCAGCAATAAAACCAGTAGACTCACAAAGAATAAGAACACCATCTTTAACGTCACAATCAAACTCTGATGAAACACCAGATCAAAATAAAGATTTAAAAATAAGTGCTAGAAGCATAGTATTTTCATCTGATAATTTTGTTATTGATCAAGGCGATTCGGCAGGTGCTCCATCAGCAACAGGTATGTCTAAAGTTTCATTTCAGATGACAGATTCTTCTTCAATGGCAGCACCACCTGCAGCACAATTCTCTTCATCGGTTTCAGGTGCACAATCAGAGCAATCCAGTGGAGGATTAGTACCACCTGTTAATGGTAGAGTTTCATCTGGTTTTGGTCAAAGAGCAAGAGGTAATCACGAAGGCATTGATTTTGCAGTACCAGTAGGAACCCCAGTTTTGGCTTCAACTGGTGGTGTTGTTGTTTATGCAGGAGAAAGAGGTAATTATGGAAATTTGGTAACTATCCAAAGCCCAGATGGTATAGAAACTAGATATGCTCATCTTAGTGCATTAAATGTAGCAAAAGGCGATGCCGTAACTGCAGGGCAAGAAATAGCAAAATCTGGCAATACAGGTTTGTCAACCGGACCACATCTTCATTTTGAAGTAAGAAAAGGTGGTACACCAATTGATCCAAAGACAATGCTTGGCTCTGCTGCACAAACACCTGGTGGAGCAAATGAAATGCCCGGTGAACCATCATCTGGTCAGGCTCAAATGTCTGGTAGTGAAGGGCAATCTGCATCAATGGAATTAGGTGCATCTGCATCTAGCATGGGTTCTGTAATTAATGATGCATCAACCCAAAATATAGTAGCGGAATCTGCACCACCACAAGTATCAGTAAGTATGGAACAAGGTAGTCAAGAAGCACCTGCCTCAGGTATTGGTGCTATACAAACACCAATTGACCCAAATGATCCCGGGCCTGTTGGAATAGATGCTGCAACTATGAGAGAATTTTTCAGTGAATTAATGTAATAAAAAAAGGGGAGCAATATTGCTCCCCTTAATATTAGTTCTTAGCAAGATTTCGGAAGAACTCTAGATCTTCATCATCTCCACCATCAGACTGAGTCATCATTGGCTCACGTGCGGGTGCAGACTTAGCTTCCTTTGGTTCAACCCATGGGGCATCATCTTCAACCTTAGGCTTCGATGTTCGAGCCGCAGTCTTGTCCGTACCAAGAACAACTGCAAGCCTCTTGGAAAGCTCTTCATAGCTCTTGAAATTGGAAGGAGAAAGGAAGGATTGAATAGAATGTTCTTGCTTCCAGATAGTTTCCATGGCAGAATCATCATCTGCAAGTGATCCTGGTGAAGCAAATTCAGACTTATCGTAATTACGATAACCCTCAACATTTCTGATCTTGAGTTTGAAGTTTGCACCACTCCAGAGATCAAATGGGTTTAGTGGATCTTCATCCTGAAACTGTGGGTTCATAGCTTCATTAAGTTTATCAAAAATCTTCTTACCAAACTTGAATAGAAATACCTTTCCGTTATTCTCAGGATTCTGTTGATCCTGGATCACATAGATATTTGATACATAAGTTAGCTTACGCTTTTGGGCTCGGGCTTGTTTTCGAGCAGGAGACTCGTCATCGGTTGTGGAATTCCACAGACGGGAATTCATTTCACCGACAGGGTCTGTTTGACCAATAGTAGTCAGAGAGTTTTCAATATACCAGAGACCTGTTGGACCCTTGAAACCATGTTCAAAGATTCGAACAAATGGGACATCTTCATTTGGAGGAGCAGGGAGAAAACGAATAACAGCATAACCATTACCAGCCTTGTCCACATTCGGATACCAAAAACGGGCGTCACCCTTAGAATCACTCTGGGTAGAAATCTTAGCAAGTTCCTGTGTAAGCTTTTCTAGTGAGCTTTTACCAGAAGTCTTTTTTAGTGCAGAAAAGTCCATTTATATATTCCTTATATTTTGTATGTATAGTATATTTGTATATTTTTACAGAGGGTCTTACCTCTATACTTATTTATCACGAAGTAGAGAATCTGTCAAGGCATATTTTCTTTATTTTCTCAACATCGTAATGAATAAACGGTTTGGTCTTAATTATCTTTTTGTTTACATCATCCCAGATAAAATCATCCTTCATTTTTTTGCACCAATGTGGAATGCATCCAGAAATTGTAGTTAAAATAATAAGACTTTCTAATGAAAGTTTATCCGATAAAAATAGTTTTAGTAATGGAGGATGATTACCTGAAACTACTTTAAAGTTTGAATCAAAATTATCATCCAACAACCAAAGCTCAGATTCAACAAGTCTTGTTATTGATTGTGTTTTTTTGATCCATAAGTTATAGTTTTCTTGTGCCTTATCACTAACTAATTCTTTTATCCATATATCTTTGGATTTTAATAGATTAGCAAGTATAACACCGTGTGGGTCACGGTGTTTTGAAAGTTTTTCAAAGAAGAATTTATCTTTTCGCTTTTCAAATGTATCTCTTTTAGCACTAACTTTACCATTATATTTAAAATAATCATATGACTCTGTGGTAAAATGTCTTTTAAGCGCTAAATAGTCAACATAGCACTCATACGGTGTCATACTGGAAGTTGCGCTGTTCTTTTTAGAATATTAAGACTCTCAGCATCCGCTTTAATTTTGGAATGTAAAACCATATCTTTTTTAATTAAATCTGCTGCATATTCAACTTCAATATTATTGTCTTCGCACCACATCACAACAGCATCAATGTAGTTGATCTTCTTTTCACTAATAAGAACTTCAATTTCAATATTAAAGTTATTCATTTTATTCAAAATCATTTTCTAAGGTTCCCTTGGCTCTTCTATTAATATTATCAAGCATCTCATCAATTTCTGTGCCTGAATACCCATGCCTAAGAAAATTTATTCTAAAAGCACTCCTTAGCATACCTATTTCAATTTCTAAAAGCTTTTTTTCTATGTCGGGAACCAACATTTCTTAGCCTTATCAATCCAAAATTTAGCACTTAAAAAACACATTATGCAGAAAACAAATGACATAAATCCGGTAAGGGGAGCGGATAAGATTTGAATAAGTGGAATGATGCAGTATAAACTGATGACAAACCAAAGTGTTCCGAGGGTAATGTCACGTTTGGGCTTTTTTCGTGTGGCCCATTGTGCATTGTTGCTAGATCCATCTTGCATTTGGAAAACTCCACACTATACGTTGAATAATTCATGACCATAGAGATTCATAATACTTTGCAAAAAGCATCCTCCCCTTATACATTCGTTCTTGATGTTGCAATACACCTTCACGATTTACTTTAAATGTATGATTAGGCCCCTGGATCATTTTAGATAACCCACCATCCGTCTTTTCAAATTGAATATCAGATTTTCCAGAGTAATATTCAGCTTCCCAATCAAAAGTGCTTTGTTCAAAAGCCCAGATCATTTCATCTAGAACCCAATCCCATCGCTTGAAGTAATTATCGTCAACTGATCCGGAATTCTTTTCTTCTTCAGTCAATGGTTTAGCACTGGTTGACTTTAGTTCTTCTGGAACATCTACATCATCAACGCCACCTGCACTGTGTTTATTTTCTTTTAGCTGCTTTAAAATTGGAACAACTAACAGTGCAATAGTATTATCGGCTGACCATGTATCATATGGATCAACCCGTACATTGACTTTACGAACTCGATTACTATACCATTCACATAGTTTTAATAACCCTGGAATCTTTTCCAAAAGCAATCCAAAGTTATGAATATCATCATAATCTTTGTGCACATCTAATGGATTGGTTTCGTTTGGTTTATACTTATCTTTCCAAAAGAGGATCTTTTCTGCTATATGAAAAGGGGTAAGGTATCCAATATGTGGTCCGATATTTACCTTCATAATATATCCTATATCTTAAAAATGTCAATATATTTATCGGACTCTAAATGCACTACAACGAACTTTAAAGTTGCCAACAGGATTATTAATTACAGCATACTTAATATCGCCACTGATATAATCAATCACTTTAAATACTTGAGCCAATTCTTCAGTACCCCATGGAGTTTTCACCATCTCTGCTTTTCCGATTGGAGCATCTAGAGGCTTTTTGACTTCGATTTGCATTATACCACCTTCAGTAGAATTACATTTTCATTGATACGTTCCTGCAGAATAGGAAACTCTTTGAGTTCTGCAAGTGTTTTGGATAAAACCCTTTTACCACCAGACAGGATGGTTTCAAGTGTATCCTTGACTTTCTTTGATGTAAGTTTATATGTTTTGGTATCACCATTATACTTGGTAATAGTCATTCTGTCAACATCTAATCCACCACGATCAAGCGCAATAAACCTTGTGAGTGTATTATACTTAATATTGAATGCCCATAGTTCTTGACAACCAAGGACTTTTTCTGGATTGATGGAAACTAGCTTGTGTTCTTTGCTTTCACGCATAAATTTAAAATGCTTTAATTTCTTTTCTGCTGTCATGGGCTTCGGGGTGCGTTGTTGCTTTTGCTTCTTGACGTTGCCTGCATAACGATCACAATCATCCAAAATGGATCTATAAAAAGCAGCCCTTTGCTTGATCTGTTCCTTGGTTAGATGATTGAAACCCTCTTTGAGTTGAGGATTGCAATCTTTTTTAAGGAGTTCCTGCGCTTCATCAGCAATAGGTTTGAAAAATTCTGCTACTCGATTGGCTAGGGTAGGTTGAATTTCATGCTTTTCAAGCATTTCATACATTGAAATTGTATATCCACACTTATCAATTTCTTCATCAAATAGACCAATGAAGTTTGACACTTTTTCTTTGATGCGATCTTGGATATTAATTACTTTTTTAGTCTCAACCTTTTCCTCTTTCCCAGTAGAGTGCTTGAGCATTTCTACCAGCTTGAGGTTCATATGATTATATGAACGCTTGGTAAGCGGTACGCCACGAGAAAGCATACGAGCAATCCAACCGGCATGCTCAATAAACTTGTTATCCGGTACCGACTTTAAATTTTTAAGATCAATCAGTCGATTGGTATTCTTTAGATAGGTTTCTAGATATTCACGTGAATCAGATCTAGAACACATGTAATTATACCAAGATAAAGCAGAACTGTACTCTTGGTCAGTTAATTGCCTATCAGTAGAAAAAGTTGGTTCTTCACCCATATACTTGATATTAATCAGATATTGCTCTGTCCTAGTCGTCTTGACTTTGACAGACTTTTTTACCTTTAAGGACTTTGGTGTTGCTGCAGCACGTGCCATATTAATTTCCTAAATCTTCGTCAAATGTGCTAATATACTTATATAAAGTAGAGATGAAAACTTTATCCCAAATAAGCATTGCAACTTTATTTTGGGTATCTGCAGAAGTAGTATCTTGAACTTTATTAAAAGCGTGTGAATATTGACAACTACGAATATCTGAAATAACAGTTTTCATAATTTACCCATAATTTAATTTCGGGTTTGAACATAGAATTCATCACAGACTTGATCACAGACTTGAAATCTGACTTGATCACAGACTTGAAATCTGACTTGATCTTCTACTTGATCCCAGATTTGATTCCGGACTTGATCTTCTATTTGATCCCAGATTTGATCCCATACTTGAAATCTGATTTGATTCCAGACTTGACCCCTGACTTGGTTCATGACATGTCCCATATTTGATCCTTGACTTGAATCCTAGTTTCAATCGTTACTTCAGAATAAACTTTATCCAAAACTTGATCGGTAGTTTTATCCCAAATTTGATTACTAACTTGATAATAAACCTTATTATAAACTTGATGCCAAATATTAGCTAAGATCTTATCTCGAATACTATTCATGGATTCAGTACTTGACTTCGGACTTGACGGCGGACTTGATCCGAGACTTGATCCCAGACTGGATCCACGACCTGATTTCGGGTTTGTCTCTCGATTTGAACCATGACTTGTTTCATAATTTTAGTCCAGACTTGACCCCTAACAAAGCTCACAACTTGATCTTGAACATAATTCATAGGGCTTGATCTTCTACTTGATCCCAGATTTGACTTCTGACTTGAAGTCTGACTTGACCCCATACTTGACTCCTGACTTGATCACTGATTTGATTTTCTACTTGATCCCAGACATGTTCCCAAATTTGACCACAAATTTGTTCCCAGACTTGTTTCATAGGTTTTGATCTTTGACTTGACGCTAATATGGTTTATAGTACTTATTCCTCAGGGCGAAGAACTACAACATTATCACTCTGAACGGCATCATCAGTTACCAGACCACTAAATTCTAGATGACCATTGAACTCATAACCTAGACTCTTAAGCATCACTTCAACTTTTTCTAAAACAGAAAAATAAGTGGCTTCATCAGTAATGGTAAAAGTATGTTGATATGATTCACCCATTACAGTATTTGGATTTTGATTTTCAGGAAAGCGATTATAAGATAGTGTGATTTGAATATTATCCATTTTTATTCCTTAATTTAATTCAGTCAATTGATCCTTGATAGGCATCTGAACTTGATCCCAGACTATACTAAAAATACTAGATTGTTCCCAAATATAATTTACGGATTCATTGTCAATTTTAATACAAACTTGATGCCAGAGTTGTATATAGAATTTATCAAGACATTGAGTGGAAACTTTACGCATTTGTATCACAGATTATCTTCTAAAATTTTAGAATAGATTTGATCTTCTATTTGTGCTATAATTTGATCATAAATTCTATAACTTATCAAGTTTATGGATCGAGTAAATACATCTTTTTTCATTTGTTCTCTAACTTGACTTGATTATAAACTTTTTTATTCATTTGAATTTATGACTTGATCATAAACTTGACGATAGACTTGATCCCAAACTTGATTCCAAACTTGAAGTCTGATTTGATCTTCGACTTGGCGCAAGACTTGATCATAGACTTGACGCCGGATTTGACCATAGACTTGATCCCAAACTTGATCCATAATCCCATTCATAAAGGTAGTCCGGACTTTTTAGGTCCGGACCTCAAGTGTCTTAAGATTC